CACCAATGAACCACTCATACTTGCCGTTCTTTGCTTCGATAGCAGCCATTGAGTCTGCATCGTTCTTCATAGCATACATCGCTGCAATCATACGCTTGCGTAGTACTTCGTTGCCTTTGTTTACCCAGATAGCCTTTTGTAGTCCATCACGGAAACTTTTAACAAGTTTATATGCATCATAAAACTCACCACTAGGTGCTACACCCCAACGTGCTTCAAAGATTTGCTCAACTTGATAACCTGCTGGATAGTTAGTGTCATCAACATGATTGCCTGTTGTTGGATCTAACAGTCCATGATGGAACCAAAGTTCTGCATTGGTATCTGGCTCAACGTGCTTTTGAAATGTTGCTGGATTCTCACGAGTGCCGTTTAGATCACCACGCTTGAATGCAAGACGTCTTTCACTGCCACTCATGCCTTTCACCCATACTACATTTTCTTTAAAACATGCAATATATTCATCCACACTCTTGTCTGGACCACATAACATAAGTGTCATAGCAAATGCTTCTGGCACCATGCCTGAACCTGCTGGGAAACGTGGCTTACTCATGTCATCACCAATACGCTTGCCTGCAATGATGTTAAGGTTCATAAGTCCTACACTGTCATACTCAGCATAGTTGTAGTCAACTTGCTCTTGCAAGAAACTTACACCATTACCACCGTGTGTAACAACAATTGTGTTTTCGTCAAAGCGTAGGTCATTATGCCAAGCATTGATACCTGGAATATCTCTTGCACCTGGAATCAAACGCAGTGTAATTTTTTCGCCAAGATGCTTTTCAAGTTCTTTCTTTACAATGTCTGCCCATACTGTTGTGCCTTGACCAGGCTTTTGTGGAACAACCATTGTTACTTCTGCCATTGCTGAAGTAAACATAAACAAGGATGCTACGATCCCTAGTACTAGATTTTTCATTTTTATCTCCTATACAAAATCTATTCTTGCTTTATTAAAAAATATTCCCCATATTGCAGCACTAACTGCTAGTGTGAGGAATATAAGTGGAAGTGGTTCAAGTAGCAAGTTTCTCCAACCATAACCAAATGTGTCAAACTGAACCCAACTGGATTCTAGTCTAGCACTTAAAATATAACCGATTAGAAAACTAACACGGCTAAACTTAGTAAACTTTAGTACCATGCCTGCACAGCAACATATTGCCAGCATAGCATAATCATTAAACATACCTGTGTACTGTGTGCTTGCCCAAATCAAACTAGCAAGTATGGGCCAAAAGTAATAACGGAAAGGAATGTTTGTAATATAAACTGCGTACTTAATAAATCCATAACTGATAGGCAGAATTATTAACAAACTCCAAAGGTAACTGCTGAGTAGTACTTCAAAAAATTTTTCATCTTCTAGTACGCTTGGTGTGCCTAACTCAAGACCAACATACATTAACAGTCCCATCACAATTACTTCAAACGGTGCGCCGGGTATCCCAAACAACACTGTGGGGACATAACTGGTTGCTTTTTGGGCATTGTTAGCGCCTTCACACCCAATAACACCACGCACATGCCCTTGTCCAACATTTTCACCATCACGTTTACCTAGTGCAACTGTTTGGCTGTATGCAAACCAATCTGCAATAGCGCCACCAATACCCGGAATCAATCCAATGAACCCTCCTATAAAGCCTCCACGCAATCCATCCCATCTATAACGCCAAGTGTCTTTTATGCCTTGTATTAGCTGTGCTACAATAACACCATTTGTTAGTTTGATCTTTTCTGCTTTCATCCAGTAAGCACTTAATAGTTCTGGAAACGCTAATACCCCTGCCATAATAGGAATAATCTGCACACCATCACCTAGGTATTCCCAACCCATTGTCCAGCGTGGACTTGCAGTGTTTGGATCCATACCGATATGTCCTACAGCAACGCCTAGTATCAATGCAAGTGCACCACGGAACCAATACTTACTGCTAACAAATATAACACAGGTCATAGCAAATATTAAGAAACTAAACATTTCTACAGTACCAAAATATAACACAATATTAGTATACCAAGGCAAGAACAAGAACACCAACAGTCCCCAGATTAAACCATTTACCCAGCTGGTGCTTATAGCAGCACTTAAAGCTCTGGCGGCTTCTCCTCTTCTGCTCATAGGAAATCCATCAACCATTGTTGCTGCAGCACCGCCTGCTCCGGGTATATTCATCACAATTCCACAGAAGCTGTCACCAATGCTACTGGTGACAACAACTGCAGTAGTAAACACCACTAACATGTACGGGTCTTCAAAGTAACCTACAAAACTGTAGATTGCAATCAATCCAGTAGTAGCACCTGCTACTGGTATCAGTCCTATAAAGAAGCCATAAAAGACTCCGAGTAGCAGTACAATGACGTATGTTTCAATCATGGTTTATAGGTTGCTAAAAATATATCACTATGAACTTCGTGCTGAGTCCACTTAAGCTTATGTTTTTGCCCAAAATCTAATATTAAATAATTCTGTTCCTCAATACGTTTCATCATTGTCTCTTCATCTATGTACCAATCATAGTTTGGGTATGAGATGTTAAAACCACCTGCTTGTTTCCACCATAGAAAGCTTGCTAAATCTGGTCTGTAAATTAATTGGACCCATGCATCTGAATACCTTTGTGTAATTTCTTCAAAATGATAGGGCCACTCATGACTCATTAGCAGTTTACAGCCTGCTGAGGTGCTCCAATCACCGAAAGGTCTGTTTAAATTTGCCTGATCTAAGCTACAATCAAATTCCATTCCTGTTCCAAAATAAGCATCAATGTGACCACTATACTCACCATGCAAGTATTTACGATTTGGAGTTCGATCTGTTTTGTTATAACTAGGATTTTGTTTAATTTCTTGAGCAATGCCACTCCAACGAGATCCTGGCACGCCTGTAAAAAATATCATATCTGGTAACATAATTTAGCCCATAAAAAAATCCATGCCCTGAAGAGCACGGATTTGAAAAGTTTAACGAACTTCTAAAAGAGCGTTGTTAAACTATATATTAATCGAAAGGTTTTGACCAAACGAAGTAAAGTCTACCATTATTATCACTTTTTATATCGAGAATGTCAACCCCAAAATAATCAGCACAATTCACTATAAAGTTTGTTGACCACGGATAAAATGAAATCCATTTAGATTCTGGGGGATCGTGAGGTAATCCTGGATTTACTCTGAAAAATAACTTACCATTTTTTGCCGTAAGAGATACAGCTTTTTCTAATTCAGAAAAAACTTTATCTGTAGAACCAAAATTAATACTTCCAAAAGCTATAATAGCATCATACTTTTCATCAGTGACATAGTTTAAAATAGAAGTTGAAATATCTGCACACTTATTATAAGGATCTACTCCAGTAAGATTATGAATCTTACTTTTAAATTCATTGTAGCCACAACCTACATCTAACACAGCACGTGGATTTAAGTTATTTACTTCATTTATAATCGATAATCCAGAATATTTAAAGGACTTTGTTTTTGGTTGCCAAATTTCACTAAAATATTTGTGTAAAACTTCTTCATCAATTCTATCAACTAGTTCTCCTACGTTAGTAAATTTAACATTATCAATACTAATATTAAATATACCTTGAATTGCTTGTCGTAGTTTTTCATCGTTTCTCAAAAGTTGTGGAGATGTATGAAACATCTCTTCTAACTTAAAAAGTATTTTATTGTTCATTTTCTATATCATGCACGTAAAGCTGAAGTAAAGCATAATGAAGAACTTTCATTATATCTTTACGAGCATCATCTTGTGTACCTTTTTTACCATATCTTTGTGCGTATTTTAATACATTACCAATACAAAATCCTGTTCCATGTCCTCCATCCATAATAAATTCTGTAGCTTGAAACTTATCACGAGAATAGTGTTGACTATAGGTAGCATCAATATACTTTTTGAACTCTTTGATCAAAGCATCTTCATTATACTTATAGTTCGGCATTCTAGCTCCTTCAAGAGTGATAGTAATATCATCTATACTAAGTGTTGGGCTCTTAATTTTAGTGCGTTCGTCACTACCAAAATTACGTTTGTACACGGTTTTACCCTTATCAGGAGACTCAAATATTTTGTTATGTTGTTTTTCTTCACGCATTCGGCGTTTCATATATTCTTCATGTTTTTCGTGCATCATATACTACCTATTTAGAGTGGGGAGGCATTCTAGTTTCTACAAACCAGACGTGTTGCCTTAAACCAGGATGGTATCTACGAATACGTAATTTTTTACCGTCCCTAAGTTGGCTTAAGGTTTTTGCGTATATAAAATGATATGAGGCACTATTACGGCTCTCGCCTTCTGGCACCATATGCACTTTATTTAGTTTATTTTTCTTTTTTGAGGCCATTACTTTATCTTTTGTTTGATTGCGTTTAATAACTTAAAAAGATTTTCTTTTTTATTGAGGTTAACTCCATCAACATCAATCTCTAGAATATCTTCTAATTCACGAAGCATAACCTTTACAGTCTGAGACTTATCTTCGTCTTCTATAATAGGTTTTTCGTAAATTTTAAGTTGAACTAACTTACTTATAACACTTCTATAACCTTTTGAGAAGTGCGATGCTAATTCATGCACGTCTTTTAGGTCTTCCTCATTATATAATTTAATTAATTCTGCTTCTTGTTCGTCATTCCAAGCTTTTACACTCATTTTTGCTCCAATTCTAGCTCAAGCTGTGTATTCCATATATATCTTTGAGCTACCGCATCACTTGCGTCTTCTAATAAGGGGACAAGAGAACTCACTTCATCTGCAGGAATTGAGAATCCTGATTTTGTAGGATACCACTGTCCTGTGTCTCCATCCATTGAGTATTCTCTAATATGTAGATAGAGTTTGTCTCTAAATTCGTTTATTGTTACTTTTACAGCGTTTCCATTAGGTTTGTGAAAAGCTGTGCCAAAATCAATATTCATAAAATTACCGTTTGTTCCGTGTTAATGAAGTCTTTTAACCAAGGGGAAACAGGATATGCTTTAAATATCTGTACTAATGAATATCTAGTTTTTGTTTCTGATTGATTTATCATCCCATGTCCTACTAAATCAGGATCAAATAATACTGTTTCACCTTTTTTAAGGCTAAATTGTTCAATAGAACCTTCGTGGTTAAACTGATATATAAAGTCATCACTTTCAGTTAATGCTGTAACTGCTCTAAGTCTAAAATCTTCGTTGGTTTTTGCATTAATATTATTATCATCTGTATGAATGGGGATAGTCTGTCCTGGTTCTTGTTTATGAATTCTTATCCTAGTTGTCTCAAACTCAAAGTAAGTTATTAAAGAACTACATAATTTATAGTATTTTGTAAACCTAAAGTCATTAGGATTTTCAATAGGTTTATTTCTATAAAAACTATGAATACCACCATCATTACTTTTAATTGATACTGCATCTACGTTACCTGCTAAATCCTGATCATCATGACCTTTAAAATTTAACTGTTTTAACCACGAAGTATCACACTCAATTTTAGTCTTGGCTATTATAAGCACTTATATAATCCTTTAATCTAGCACCTTCTGCAGGTTGGTCTAGATAGTCTTTACCTAAAATCCATATATTAGGA